TTACGTGCTGCTGCTTCTTTATCGAATTGGTTGAAAGTCATGTCATGTTCTCCTTTTGTTAATGACACTAACGACACCGACCGTGGACGAGGAACGAGGACAAGGTTCCTAACCCGAAAAGAAAACAAGGTTCCAAAATCACGAATCGGGGGTACGGACCCGAGCGCCAGCGAGGGGGGAGATAGTCCGTGAGCGAAATAAACCACATTTTTGAAATTCGTTTTTATGGTATAAAGATAATATGGAGACTAATACTTGCTCAACTTGCGGGATTGTAAAACCCAAAAAATATTTTGCAAAAAATCGCAGGCAATGCCATCACTGCAAGACAGCGCAGTTGCAGAAGCGTGTATCGGGTAGCTACGAGCTGTATCTTAAAAACCTGTTCACGAATGCAAAGTCGCAGCATGGTACGGGTTCGCGGTCCACGGATCGTGAATGGACGCTCGTGTATGAGGATGTACTGGAACTATGGGAGAAACAGGAAGGGCGGTGCGCGTTATCGGGTGTTTTTCTTACCCATCATAAGGACGGTTTAGGGAAAAAAGACTACAACGCCAGCCTCGATAGAATTAGTCAGAACGGCGGATATACCCCGGATAATGTGCAACTTGTCTGTTTTCGCGTAAATATTATGAAACATAACCTCACAGAAGACCTTTTTTACTGGTGGACGAAGACAATTAATGATTTTTCTTGTGATTAAATAATAGTAAGGCTAATATATACAATGTCGGACATAGAGGTACTTGCTATTACAGGTCTGGATGACGCGATCATCGGCACGACGTTGAAGAACGGTCGTGAAGTGCTCGCTTATGATTATGACAAAGCTGTCGCAATCATACAGAAAGCTGGTTATAGCGAAGAGCTTGCTGAAGCGTGGTTGGATAAAGCGACAAACGAGGAGTTTGACGGCTCACCTGCGTTTATTTTTTTAGATCGAGGTGCTGCGACTAGCAGTAATGACAGAGAATACTATGGATTCAGCGGAATCACCGTCCACTGACCTTCTTAGTGAGCGCACAGAGTTCCAATCGCACATGCCCTACATGGGCTTGTCCCTTGGTTCGTTGACCGTGCAGCAGGAAAAGCTAGTCATGTTGATTATGAGCGGCATGAGTACCGCAGCTGCTGGACGTGGTGCGGGGTATTCGTGCTCCCAAGCGGCCTATGCAGCAGCAAAAGTCCCTGCGGTTCAGCAGGCGATAAATTATTTTCGGGAAGAGTTGCGCGAAGAGGTGAAGTTTACCAACCAGAACGCGCATCTTATGTATATGGAGGCGTACAACGCTTCGGCAAACGCGACCGAGATGAAAAACACCACCGATTCGCTGGTCAAGCTGCACGGTCTGGCGACTGAGGAGCCGAAAACGCAGGTAAATATCCAGATTAATGGCACCAAGCAGCTCGAACGCATGTCGGACGAGGAGCTGTTGCAGATTGCAGGTAAAGATATCAGTTATTTAGAACCTAAAGGCGAAGAGTGATCGAAATAAAAAAGATCAGCTGTATTCGCTGCAAGAATTTGCACAGCGAAACCCTGTACTCCGGTACTGACAGGCTGTGCGTGTACTGTAAAGCGGATATCGCGGAGCAGGGTCCGGCACCCGCAGCTGTCGAACCGCAAGTAAAGAAGGAAGAGACACTTGAAGACAAGGCAAAAGCAGAACTTGCGCTGCGTTTTCTGACAAGGAAACGGTTATTACCGTTTGTTGAAAGGTTCAACCCAGATTATGTGGCGGGTTGGGTACATAAGGACATATGTAAAAGACTAGAGGAGTTTTCACGCGATGTTGCAGAAAAAAAGTCTCCTAGACTCATGCTTTTCATGCCTCCCAGACACGGTAAGTCAACGCTTGCGTCAGTGGCATTCCCAGCTTGGCATCTGGGTCGCAACCCAGAGCATGAATTTATCAGTTGCTCGTACTCGGGTTCACTTGCGATGGCTTTCAGTCGTAAGGTCCGTGGACTCTTACGTGAAGAAGGCTACCGAAGCGCTTTTAAAACCCGTCTGGACCCTCAGTCTCAGTCCGCTGAAGCTTGGCTTACTTCTACTGGCGGTGGTTATGTTGCTGCTGGTGTGGGTGGTGGTATAACCGGAAAAGGAGCGCACGTTCTTGTAATTGATGACCCGATTAAGAACCGTGAGGATGCAGAGAGTCAGAACAACCGCGATGCAAACTGGGATTGGTACACAAGTACAGCGTACACACGACTTGCTCCGGGCGGCGGGATTCTTGTTATTTCGACTCGTTGGCATGATGACGACCTGTCGGGACGATTACTCAAGGCCGCAAGTGACAATGGCGAGCAGTGGGAGGTCGTTTCCTACCCTGCACGAGCCGAGGTTGACGAGCAGTTCAGGAAGGCGGGGGAGCCGCTGCACACCGAGCGTTATGACGAAGAGGCACTCGCTAGAATTGAAAAGGCGGTGGGGCCGAGGGACTGGTCAGCACTGTATCAGCAGAATCCGGTTGCCGATGACGGCGACTACTTTAACAGGAACATGATTAAGTATTTTGAGCGTGAGGACATAGACCTGGATCGGATGAAGTTCTATGCAGCATGGGACTTGGCAATAGGTAAAAACGACAGGAACGATTATTCGGTAGGCATGGTTGTCGGTATTGACGAGCAGGATCGGATGTATGTAGTCGATGTGATTCGTGGTCGGTTTGACGGGTTTGAGCTGGTCGAACAGATCCTCGATTTATACGAGGTATGGAAGCCGAGCATCATCGGGATAGAGAAGGGCCATATTGAAATGGCTCTTGGACCGTTTTTGGAGAAGCGTGTGCGGGAGCGCGGGTTGTATGAGGCGTATTTTAAGGATCTTAAAACGGGACGAAGGGATAAAGAAGCACGGGCGCGAGCAATTCAGGGACGTATGCAGCAGGGCATGGTGTTCTTTCCGAAAAGCGAGGTCTTCACGGGACCGTTGGTTGCGGAGCTTCTCAGGTTTCCCAACGGCGTTCACGATGACCAAGTGGATGCCTTGGCATGGCTGGGTCTCATGATGGCAGAGTTTAGTACGTTTGTAGAACGAGTCGAACATATACCGACTTGGCGGGATAAGTTGCCAGCGATGTTGCGCGGCGAAAAACATAAATCAGCAATGAGTGCCTAGAGATGAAAGCGACGAGACTAAATACAATGAAAGAAGAGGAGCTTACACGAACGCAGTGGCAGCGTTATGAAAGGGCGCGTGATAACGGGCATCTTGAGTATGTCGAGATGGCTAAAAAGTGCGATGACTACTATCAGGGCGAGCAGTGGGATAGCGATGACGTTGCGCTGCTGGAGAGTGAAGGTCGGCCTGCTCTGACAATTAATACTATATTGCCTACTGTTAATACGATTCTTGGTGAACAGGCGACACGCCGAGCTGATATCCAGTTTAAACCTAGACGGGGTGGCGGCGAGGACGTAGCGCACACACTGACCAAGCTGTACATGCAGATTGCTGATAACAACAAGCTCGATTGGGTCGAGCAGCAGGTATTTTCTGACGGATTGATCCTCGATGGGCGCGGGTATTTCGATGTCCGCATTGATTTTAGTGATCATGTTGAAGGCGAAGTACGGATCACGCACAAAGATCCGCTCGACATATTGATCGATCCAGATGCAAAGGACTCTGATCCCAAGACTTGGAACGAGATATTTGAGACGAAATGGATGACGCTCGACGAGATCGAGGAGATCTATGGCAAGAAGAAGGCGGATCGACTGCTGTTTATTGCCGAAAACGGCATGAGTTTTGGGCCAGATTCGGTCGAGTATCAGGAGACACGCTTCGGGGATACCGAGAATAGCGACGATTATTTTGGAGCGGGTGTTCCTGGCGATGACGAGTACCGCAACGTGAAGGTATTGCGTGTGATCGAGCGGCAGTACAAGAAGCTATCACGGTGTATGTTCTTCGTAGACCCCGATACAGGTGATCAGCGAAAAGCACCGGAGGAGTGGAGCGACGGTAAAAAGAAGAAGTTCGCCAAGCAGTATAACCTGACGCTTATTACTAAGGTGGTTAAGAAGGTGCGGTGGACTGTAACCTGTGATCAGGTTGTCTTGCACGATGATTGGTCGCCATATTCCGAATTTACAATTGTGCCTTTTTTCTGCTACTTCAGACGGGGCAGACCGTTTGGCGTGGTGCGTAATCTACTGTCACCACAGGAACAGTTGAACAAAATCAGCTCCCAAGAGCTGCACATTGTTAATACCACGGCTAATAGTGGGTGGATGGTTGAGTCGGGTTCCTTGGTGGGTATGTCGGCTGATGACCTAGAGGAACACGGTGCAGAAACAGGACTCGTGCTTGAGTATGCACGAGGCACGAACCCGCCCCAGAAAATCTCACCGAATACGATCCCCACAGGTCTTGACCGGATTGCGATGAAAGCATCCGATAACATTAAATCTATTTCGGGTATTAACGATTCGATGCTCGGTACAGACAGTGCCGAAGTGTCTGGTATTGCTATTCAGGCCAAGCAGAACCGGGGCGCTGTTATGATTCAGGTGCCGCTTGATAACTTACGCAAGACGCGACAATACCTGGCAGAAAAAATTCTGAATCTTATTCAGCAGTTCTACACAGAGCAGCGTGTCATTCAGGTCACTAACGAGGAAGATCCGATGAAGCCACGGGAGCCGATGGTAATAAACCAGCGCACCCCCGAAGGTGAGATTATCAACAATATTATGCTCGGTGAGTACGATGTCATTATCTCTACTGCACCAGCGCGTGACTCGTTTGATGAGGTTCAGTTTGCCGAGGCACTCAGTCTGCGGCAGGCAGGTGTAGCTATTCCAGATGATGCAGTGGTTGCCTACAGTCACCTTGAGAAGAAAGCGGAACTGGCGAAGCGTATTCGTATCGCCACAGGTCAGGAGCCACCGACACCTGAACAGGCAGAATTTCAGGCAATGCAGCAACAGATGGCGCTTCAGCAGATTCAGTTGGAGCTTGCCAAGCTTGAAGCAGATGTCAGGAAAACCCAGTCTGAGACTGCCGTTAACATGGCGAAAGTTCAAGATACTGTCGAAGTCGATCCGCAGATACGAATCGCAGAGTTGCAAGCGAAAGTCCAGATGCATCAAGACCAAATCGCATTGCGCCAGGATCTATCCGCAAAAACGAATCAGGTTCGGGAGAATCAGGCACAAACCAGTGCCGCCACCAAGCTGGCAACAGCAGCGTTTCAAAATACAAACAGAGCTAACAGGAGTTCACAATGAGCGACAAACAGGATGACGTAAAAGCAGAAGATGCGGGACCAACATTTGACGTAATGCCCGGTTCAGACAAAATCGAGGCAGATCCAGCGCCAATTGACCTGAGCTTCGATACCGTTGAGGAGGAGGCTAAAGTGGAGGAGGTTGAAGAGTCCGCAGAAGCTGAAACCGTGGAGGAGGTTGAGGATGAAACTGAAGAAGAAACGACTGAAGAAGTTAGTGAAGAAGATGGTGAAGAAACAGTTGCAGAAGCTGCAGAAGAAGAGCCTGTTGAAGAAGTAGCAGAAGTCAAAGAAGAACCCAAGGCTAAAAAACCGATGGTTCCGAAATCTCGTCTGGATGAAGTTCTGGCAAAACAGAAAGCGTTACAGAAGCAACTAGAAGAGATGAAAGCAGCAAATGAGAAATCCGAAGAAGCACCAGCAGACTACGACTTCGATGCGAAAGAAGTTGAATACCAGAATATGGTTCTGGACGGCGAATCGGAAAAAGCCGTCGCGCTTCGTCGGGAAATCAGAAAGGCTGAAAGAGAACAGTTAGAGTATGAGATGCGGCAGGAGATGAACCAGACTGTCCAGCAGAATCAGCAAGTCACCGCACTGCAGCAAGCAGCTTCCGCAATGGAAGAAACGTACCCTGTGTTCGACCAGAATTCGGATCAGTTTAGTCAGGAAATGACGGACGAAGTTGTCGAGCTGCGTGATGCGTTTATTTATAAAGGCTACGACCCTGTTGATGCATTGAGCAAGTCTGTGAATTACGTTGTGAAAGCTAACCAGCTAGAAGGAGCGGTTAAAGAAGGTAAGAGCCTTTCATCAGCGCCATCGGTTGACGAGGTATCTGCAAAACGAAAGCAGGTTAAAAAGAAGATCGCGGTTGCTGAATCGCAGCCGCCTGAATTGGCGGGAGAAAGTTCTGCAAATAGGGGCGAGAAGGAAACTGATCTTATGTCATTGAGCGATGATGAGTTTGATGCGCTTCCTGAAGCCACATTGAAACGCCTCAGAGGAGACATCCTGTAATGGCTCACGGAGAACGAAAGAAAAATCTCCTTAAAAAACACGGATTGTCGGGGGTCAATAAGCCGAAAAGGACTCCCAGTCATCCGAAAAAGTCTCATGTAGTTCTAGCTGAAGTCGGGCATGACATGAAACTAATTAGATTTGGACAGCAGGGAGTCAAGGGTGCTGGAAAGAATCCAAAGTCGGCAAAAGACAAAGCGCGACGAAAGAGTTATTACGCGAGGCATAACGCGCAAGATGCGAAACCGTCAAAGCTTTCAGCAAGGTATTGGTCACACAAAGTGAAATGGTAGGAGAATATTATGGAAATTAAGATGTCGAGTTTACTTAACTTGTTGCCGCTTGCGATGGTGGCTACGGGGGCGGTATTTTCATATGCGAGTCTGAGTGCTAGTGCAACTGAGAACTCTGAGGATATCATTGAGTTAACAGAGTCTTTGGAAGAGGTCGAGGACGATATTTCTGAACTCCAACAGCAAATGACACGTAGTGAAATCATACAGCAGAACACCGCTGAAGATCTAAGCGATGTGAAGGCTGATACAAAAACAATCTTAAACTTATTGCAAAGACAACCGACTAATTAATGAATGGAAGTATTACTTTTCGCTTTGGTGGTTCAGCTCGCTCCCGATCTTGATGAACGGGTTGCGAGTTACTGGGCGAACCAAAAACAGTGCTTGAATGTAGCAAGAGTTTTAAGTGGAAGGGTAGAGAATTACAAGAGCGTAATGGCGTTTTGTAAACCAGTTTTTGTTGATCCTGACAAAACTGAACTTATAGTTAATGGATTAGGTAAAAATAGCAATAAAAAGTTGTAATAAATAATTAGCCCTGCTAATATCGGGAGAATTTCGTTTATCAGTACGATAACTGATTGGTACGTCACCGTAAAAGCGTCTTCGTCTGTAACAGACGTTAAACCTGCAGAGGTCGCACCTCTCTAATCCGCGCTAGTTCGTTGTCCCACGAGACGGGAATCGGATTAGCCGCTCCTAAAAAGTCGGCTACACAGCGGTTTTATGTCAACTTTTATGGAGGCCAATCATGGCTTTAACTAATTTCGGGACGCTTACGGGCGACCAGCTTCAAGCATGGTCACGCGACTTTTGGCGTGTGGCTCGGAACCAGAGTTTCATCAATCAGTTTGCTGGAACAGGTTCCAATGCGATGGTTCAGAGAATTACTGAACTTACCAAAAATCAGAAAGGCACCAAGGCTAACATCACTTTGCTTGCCGATATGACCGGAGACGGTATCACGGGTGATAACACGTTGGAAGGGAATGAAGAAGCCCTCCGTGCGTATGACATCACCATCGAGTTGGACCAGCTGCGTTTTGCTAACAGAATCGCAGGTCGTTTGACCGATCAGAAAACCGTCGTGAACTTCCGTGAGCAATCTCGGGACGCTCTTGCCTATGCAATTGCTGACCGTTGTGACCAGCTGGCGTTCCTTACGCTTTCAGGTGTTGCTTATACTCAGAAAACTAACGGTGCTTTGAGAACAACTTCATCCTCTGCTGGACATGAGTTGGTTGATCTTGAGTTTGCATCTGACGTGTCTGCGCCTACTGCTGCAAGGCATCGTCGATGGGACGCAACAGATGGTCTCACCACTGGTGCAACTAACGCTGTTGCTGCGACTGACAAAATCAGTTACCGGACGATTGTTGAGTTGAAAGCTTATGCCAAGGATCAATATATCCGAGGTATCCGTGGTGCTGGTAATCAGGAAATGTTCCACATGTTCGTAACTCCACAGCAAATGGCTGATCTGAAGCTTGATGCAGATTTCCTTGCTAACGTCAGAAATGCAGGTGTTCGAGGATCAGCTAACAGCTTGTTCGCCGGGTCTGCGTCACTGATGGTTGACGGGGTAATGATCCATGAGTTCCGCCATGTGTTCAATACTGCTGGAGCTACTTCTGGTTCTTCAAGTAATGCTGGAGCAGCAGGCTACAAGTGGGGTGCTGGAGCAAATATTGACGGAGCGCGAGCTTTGTTCTGTGGTGCTCAAGCCCTTGCAATGGCTGATATTGGACTGCCAGAGATCGTAGAAGATACGTTCGATTATGGAAACCAGTCTGGTATCTCAATCGGCAAGATCTTCGGTCTTCGCAAGCCAAAGTACAACAGTGATCACACTGGTAGCGTACAGGACTTCGGTGTCATAGCACTAGACACAGCACAGTAATTGTAACCCTACGATACCCCCTTTTCGGAGGGGGTATTTTGTTTGGAGATTGACATGGCTTATCCCCCCTCAAAAAAAATACGAGTACGCAAAGCAGGACCAGCAAAGCAAACACGCTCTTATGTGCGAAAACCAAAGACAGGCGTGAAAAAAGTTAAGAAATAGGACGAGAGGACTAATCATGAAGATTATAAGTGAACAGGATCTTAATGTAGCCACCCTTCATGGGGCGGTTATCGGAATACAAGCCGGAGAAACTTACGAGTTAGCTGAGGAAATTGGCTTGTTGGCGGTTCAGATGGGCGCAAAGATTCTGACAGAAGAAAGTACCACGATAGAGAACAAGTTAGACGAAACAGTAACACTTAATGGCGATACAACATTTGATCATTCGCAAGACGATCTTATCGTTATTTTAGAAAAACTAATGGTTGATGGTGAACCAAAAGATTTCAAAGCCGATGGCACTCCCAAGGCAGCAGTGGTTAATAAACTTGCAGGGAGAAAGGTCAGTAACGACGAGCGTAACTCCGCTTGGGAAGAAATATTAAATTCGTGAGGTAACGCATGACGGTTACTGTTCAAAGCGTCGTAGATCGCGTCCAAAATATTCTACAAGATACTACGGGAATACGGTGGCCTACTGCGGAACTTGTGTTATGGGTTAACGATGCGCAGCGCGAAATTGCGTTAATAAAACCTGATGCAACAGCGGTGACTGCAAACGTGGCACTGGTTGTCGGAACCAAGCAGACAATACCATCTGATGGGAATCGGTTGCTATCAATTAACCGGAATATGTCTTCAGCAGCGGGGGGCGCAACAGGCAAACGGGCAATCCGGCTAGTAGATTCAGAAATCCTCAACGCGATGAATCCTGATTGGCATGACCCGTCAGTCACAGGTGACGCAGCTCACACAACAACTGTTAAACACTATACGTTTGATTCTGACAATCCGCGTGTGTTCTACGTGTACCCAGGCGCGTCTTCTACATCGACTTTTATCGAGATTGTCTACTCTGCTAATCCAGCAACTGTGGCATTAAGTGGGAACCTTGGCGTTCCCGATCTTTTTGCAAATGCCGTTATGAATTACGTCTTATACATGGC